TATCGGAACTAGCTCTGCGGACGATACCATACTATCCGGCAGACCTGCGCGGTCTAGGTGGATCAGTGCGCTTCCCTCCATGGTGCCCCATTGCGCAGCGCAGTTTGTTGAAGGCAGCCTTAAGCCAGGGGGAGGAGGCGGCCCATGAACAATAACGAGTGGATTGATCTAGGCTGGGAGAACGGGTGGCGGGAGAAGCCCGAGATAGTGGTTCAATGTCAACAGAAGGGGCATGTAGTTCACCGCAAGGACGATTTTGAGCGGTGTGTGCATGTGGTGTGGTGCGAGATTTGTCGATACACGTATTCGTGGGACTCGTCGGACTAGGGGTGTTGGAGTTGGTCGTGAACCCTCCGGCGATTCCGGGTAGTTGACACTCGTCTCTGTGTGTGGTATGATGGTGGTGGCGGCTGCGGCGTGGAAGGACACGCACAGCCAACGCTGGTTGCTAGGCATAGTAAGTCGGTATCAAGCCCGGCCAGCCGCCACATAGAGGAGGGGCGATGACGCGAGACGAAGTGATGGCGCTGACGGACGAGGAGTTGCGTATACGCGCGGCAGAGTTGGCGGGATGGAGCGGGCCAGACGGAGTACGCCTTGGCGAATGGGCTTTTGGGCGAACGGCTGCATGGAAGGACGGACGCGGCCCGCTTTCTATCCCCGACTACCCGCGCGACATCGCGGCAGCGTGGGAGCTGTTTGAACTCATTCCCATGCCGTGCGGAATCGAGCGCAGGTATGAGAAGGAGTATGGGGTTGGCCCCGTTGGGACGCACGTTGGTTTCGTCGTACTGCCGCTAGACCACGATGAAGACTACGTGTACGCGGAGAACGTATGGGCACTAACCGCCCCGCTTGCCATCACGCGCGCGTTTGTCCTCGCAATGTCGAATGAAACGCACTAACCGCATGTGGTACTTGGTCATTCGTTTTGACATCTGGCTTAGGTGCAGGATGCGGAGACGGCGGTCTAAGTGAATTTGGAGGCTCCCTTGCCACAAGACCTCTGTGAAGACGAAGCGCGATGTCGTAAGTGTAGGCTGAACGGTAAGTGTCATAGCTGGCTGGCGAGAAAGTCTGAGATGCGCGAGCAGAAGGTAGACGAGGGCCAAGAGGGACGGGGGAAAGAAGAAGGGTAGGCGTGAACGTTTTTCTGTGGCTCATCTTCCTGGCTGCGCTCGCGGTGTACCTGAAGTGGATGTTTGTTGGGACTTGACAGGGAGCGGTGTAGTGTGGTATAATATCAAGAGATGGCTGACGACGAAACTCGGGTCCATCCGTGTGAGACTTGCCCGTGTAGGCCGTGTAGGGTACACGCTCCTATATCGTCAGCTAGATGGCTGCGGTGCTGCGAGATGAAGCACCCCAATTGGGCAACTTGGGAGAACGTCTAGGCGGCGTTGCCCGCGCCATAGACAAGTCAGGGCGGGACTGACCGGCCATCGAAGATTGTGCGGTTGCGGTGTCGCGTGAGTGTGATCGCTGTGCGTCTGGAGATACCACGACACTAGGTTCCAGACAGTATCTGCCCCGCTCGGCCCGTGCCTATGCAGCGGTCGCGGGATGGTTGGGTATTTGCGGCAGAGTGTGCGCTTTACCCGGCTGTAATCGGGCCAACCGCATAAATTGTTGAGGTGCAAGTGGCGCAAGAATATGGCTGGATCTGCCCTCGATGCGGGAAGAGTCTTGCCCCATGGGTAAGAGAGTGTGACTGCATGGTACAAGATGGCGATCCGCTCCCGGTTGATCCTCAGTTTCTGAATCTGCCTTCTGGCGATCCTGATTGGCGGGCGGTTATGAGAAACGGGCTGAAGGCGAGGCGAAATGGGCAAAACGTTACGGAGGTTGCCCTTTAACTGTTTCCGTAGCCCGCGAGGCAAGATTGCGGCCTTGCGAAGAGGAGACAGGGCGGTGCCCCCAGATGCGTATGACGACATACCATTCCGCAACGATGTTCTCGCGCCGTGGAGAATAGCATGGAGGATGGCGGGGGACGAGAGGGGACCGTGGGAGATCGAGCGCATCCTACACGACAAGTTCCGCCTTCCGTGGCGTCGGTCGCGAGACATGGCGCGGTTCGTGACGGAGAGCGTGGCAAGACGCGCACAGATGCCAACAAGTGTAGACGAATCGCCACAAGATGTTGCCAGAGTTGCGAAAGCATTAGAGGATGAAGTTGAGGCGATGCAGGATGAGTTTGATGCGGACAGGCATCGTCTCTGCAATGAGTGGGTGGACTTCGAGGTGGCGGAAGCACTCGCGGGGCACATGAACTATACGCTAGTCCCGCGAGACTTCTATGAGCGGCTGGCGAGGGCGGTGTTGAAGTGCCAGGGAGAATGAGCCGAACGAAAGGATATAGACTGGAACACGATATTGTGGCCCATCTCCGTGCCCATGGCATCAACGCTCGCCGCATTCCTCTGTCAGGCGGAGATCCGAATGAGCCTGGAGACATCGAGATTGCTGGTTTTGGTCTGTGCGAAGCCAAGAACCGCGAGTCGATTGGGGAGTATCTGTGGGAGTGGCTGGGGGATAACAAGGCGCTGTTTGTGAAGAGGAACAGGCGTGGGCCGTTAGTGGTGATGCGGCTGGACGAGTGGGAGAGATTGTTTTGCGCCCGCCAGTAGCTTTCTATGGTCTTCGGCATTGGCGGCTTGGGCGGTACTGGGTTCACTGGTGTTTCTGCCGCGAGTGTCTGTTTCTAAGGCCGTTTATCTGGCGCGAGCCTGGATTCTGGCTCTTGCATTGTGGGCCGCTGGAGATCAGCAATTACCCAATCGTCTAGGCGGCGTTCCCGATTCGGGTACGCTTGTAACCAAAACGGGAACGATTACGAGATTGGGGGCGACAGGGATCGATTGCGCGAAGAACGCTAGTGGTGCGAGCAACCACACAACAAGTGTGAACACTAAGAACACCTTCCTCGCCTTTGTGCGGGGCGCTGTCTCGAAGATTGCCAACGTATTTGGGAACGGCGTCACTGAAGTTGGCAGCCCGGTTCTAGTCTGCGCGTAGGCGAAACCGGCAATGAATCCGGCCATCGTGGCCGGATACGCGATAGCAACCGTGGCCGTCCGTAGCCTAACGGTTGCGACACTAACAGCGGACTACGCTCGTAGTGCCGTTAGCGGGACCGTAGCAAGACTCGGCTCTCGGATGCCGACGCCTCCACCAGATTAACGCAGCTTGGTGGTTCCCTCAGCGCCAAGCGCAGCGGTCGACGGACCATGCGAGCGTACTGAGGGTTTACGGTGGTCGTTGTCTAGTGGCCGAAGACGCTGGGCTGTGATCCCAGAGACGCGAGTTCGATCCTCGCCGACCGCCCCAGATATGGTTTACACTTACGACAATGCCGAACGTGTTAGAGCGGAGCGGGAGAGGCTTCGTCCTCTACAGCGACACGGCAAGCTCGGCACGAAGAGAATCACGATGAAAGATCGTGTCGTGACCCAACTCGGCGGGCGCGTCTGGGAGACTTGGGATCAAGCACGGCGGGCCATGGAGGAAGAGAACGAAAACCATGGCAGTCTATCCGCATACGACGGACAAAACAATGGGAATCTATCCGTGTACGGCGTCAAGGCTGATTGGGCGCGTGATACGCAGCCCGATCCTCGCTCGTATGATCCAGTGAACCCAGATCCGAAGCCTTGGCGTTTTCTGACTCGCTGGGCCGAGTTAGTGGACGCCGAACCATCGTAGTCATTCCAAGAGAATCAGTGGGTGGTGGTATGTGGACGATCAGTTACGGTCGTCGCCTTCTTTCCGTTGTTGAGGTCGGCCAGCCGTATGAGAGCGGTGGCCGATTCTGTATTGACATTGTGACGGAGAAGGGCGAGCGGGTGGTGTCGAAGCACACAATGGCCTATGCGGCAGATCAGGCGTACCAGAAGTTCCGCGAGTACGCGGTGCGTGGCGGACTATCCGAGGGGAACAGCCGTCTCTTGATCTGGCCTATTGATCTGCGAGCAGATGAGTTGAGTTCGGCGGCGCTACAGGAGATTGCGAGGTTGACGGAGTAGGGGGTTGATGTGTTCCCGAATTACGGATGGGTATGCCCGCTGTGTGGAAAGGCTCTTGCTCCATGGATGCCGTCGTGCGATTGCAAGAGCGTAACGGTCCCGTTCCAGAATCCTGCCGGGACTAGCGATCCATCTCCATACGAATTCACTACAACGTGCGGCGCTAATGAACCGCGTCTTTGAGTGCGTCTCTGCAATCCCAGACTGCGCCGTGTTCGCCTTAGAAGGCGCTGGCCTAGTGCTTGACAATGTGGAGACGGGTGAATTCATCGAGGGGAAGTTCTACGAGGTGGTCATTCATGCTGTTGGGGACGAAGAATGCGATCAACACGAGGCTAACTGCGCTGGAGAAGATGGTTGTGGCGCGGAAGAGGGACATGCTTGCGGCTGCGGACGAGGGCGGGACGCAGCATGTGAGCGCGAAGGAACTCCAGTACGGGGCGAGTCAGTGTGAGTGGTTCGTTCAGCAGATTGGGAAGCTGAAAGAGAAGGTTAGCAAGGAAGAGGCCAAGAAGGGCGACGAGGGGGAGTAGTGGAAACCCCCGCTTCCAAGTTCTTCTCTCGTCTAAAGAACAACCCCGAGGCGTTCTTCAGGCTGTTGCGGGATCAACTCGGGATTAGGCTGAGAGCGGAAGGAAAGTGGGGCAAGTGGTCTGTCGAAGAGGACATCCTGCGGTCCTTGTTTGAGACGCCGAAGGTGAATGAGGTCTTCGTCCGCGGATCGAATAGTAGCGGGAAGACTTTTGGCGCGGGAATAGCGGGGAACGCATATCTGTTCTGCCGCCAGCCAAGCTACGTGATGTACCTGTCTACTAAGAAGGAACAGGCGAAGACGCAGGCTTGGTCGCAGTTTCTTGGAACGTACAACCGTCTCCGTACTTGGTGCCGCAAGAACGGGATTGGCATTCCAGACCCGATGGTGGAGCGCGTCGAGTTTGCTCCAGACTGGTGGGCGCGGGTGTACGCTGGGCAGGGACGCGGAGAGAAAGACAAGGCGATGGGCTGGTCTGGATTCCATAACAAGTACCAGCTATTCATCGTAGATGAAGCGCCCGGAATCCCTGACTCAGTGCATGAGATGATCACGGGAAACGTCACGGGAGCGCACAACGTTCTCTTGGCGCAGGGCAACCCACTGGTTAGAGCCGGATGGTGGTACAAGGGGCAGCAACTACCGATCCCGGCGCACCGCAAGGTCTTCAAGATCAGCGCCAAGGAATCCCCGAACTACATTCACCGCCTGTGGGCCGATCGGATCAAGGAAGAGACCGGCAAATATCCCGACGACCCGTACATCAAGACGCTGCCAAATGGGGAAGTAGAGTTCAAGGAACTCATACCGGGCCTCGCGGGGATGGAGTGGATTACCAAGATTGAATCCGATCCCGAGACTCGGCCAGGTGCGCCTTATCACGACGGCCATGTGCTAGGTGAGTTTCCTCAAGGGTCCGAGTGGGGCCTGTTGCCGTGGGACGACATCCAGAAAGCGGCAGAGAGGAGTCACGGCTGGCAACGGTGTATCGAGGCGCTAGGGTTCGATGAGTGGCGCTCGCTGATGAGTTCGGTGGGACGCAACGAGGCCATCTCAAGGATCATCGAGTACGCAGAAGCGAACGACATTCAAATTACTCTCCCCGACTTCAACAAGCTCGCTGTGGGAGTGGACGTTGCCGATGGTGGAGGCAATCTCTCGGTCATTTCGGTTTTGGCGGGGCCGAAACTCCTTGAGCAGCGCATTGTAGACGGCACTGCGGCGGTGCAACTTCCCCCTCTCATCGAAGAGACGCTGGAGGATTACGAAATCTGGAGTTGCGGGATCGACAAGCCTGGCGTGGGAGTGGCCCCGGTTGCTGTGCTGCAAGCGCGGGGAATTGAGGTTTTAGAGTACAAGGGCGGAGTCCCCGCAGATGACGCTGATGATCGCCAAGAGTATGCTGACCTGAACAGCGAAATGGCGTGGTCTTTACGCGGAGAATTTGTCAATGACGAGATAGAGATACCAGACGATGAGATTCTGAAACAGCAATTAGGATCTATACAGTGGTCCTACACTGCCGGGAACAAGGTTAAGGTACCAAAACCAGCTAAGTCTCCTGATAGATTCGACTCTTTGCGGATTGCTTTTTGGTGCCAGCGGTATGGCGACTATTCCCCCGATGTGGCGGGGCAACAGTTGCCAAGGTATAGGGCGCAGTTCAATCTAGACGAGTGGTAGGGGGAAAATATGAACGTACTGCACGATATCTTCATGGGAACCGTATACCTCGCGGGCACGGTTGTCATGCTCGTCGCGATCCTCGGTGGGATCGGTTTTCTTGTTGCAGCGATTACAAAGAAAAGGTAGGAGCCTGAATGTCTATCCTCGATCGAGTTGCTGATCCGTGGCGCAGATTATCTTTCCTGCGCGAGGCGGATTATAGCCTGTCTAATCACGAGGGCGTCGGCGGGCGCTTCCAAAACGGTTGGACCAAGATGGGCGGCAGCCAAGACGAGGAGTTGAGTGTCGATCGCTACGATCAAATGGAGGAGGCATATCGAGCCTATCGGTTTGATCCGATTGCCAAGAACATCGTCGAAATCTATGCCTCTTACATTCTGGGCGACGGCTACTCTGTCAAGTTCGACAACGAGGATGACAAAGAGCGGTGGGAGTCGTTCAGGGAAGAGAACACGTTTGACGACAAGTTCCAGAATGCCGTGCGGCTGTTGCTCGTTAGGGGAGAGCACTTCTTCTGGCTGTTTGAGAATGACAACTGGTACTCGACGCCTCAGATTCGGCACCTTCCAGCGACTCAGATAGGGGATATTGACACGGAAGACGGCGACCCCGAGAAAGTGAAGATGTACCATGGCCGCGCTGACTACTATGAGAAGTCGTGGAAGCCAGACAAGCTGATCCACCTCAAGATTTTCTCTTACGGCCAGATGAGGGGGCACGGGATTCTTGAGCCGATCCTCTCTCCGCTTGCCAAGTACAGAAAGTTCCTGAATGCCCAGTCGGTATCGGCGCAGATTGTGGCGTCGTTGCCGATCATCCGCAAGGGGCCGTGGACGACCGAGCAGATTGCGTCGCGGATCAATGACTTTGCGGCCCTTCCTCCTCCGGGAACAGTCATTACGACTGGCAATAAGGAAGAGTGGGGATCGGTCGATCACGCTGCCGCGAGAGTGAACTGGAGAGACCAAGGGCGGGCGCTGGCGCTTGCGATTGCCTCTGGTGCGGGATTGCCATACTTCATGGTGTTCTGTGACTCCAGTGACTCCAACTACTCTGCGACGCTTGTTGCTGAAGCCCCGGCGATCAGGAGATTCAATGACATCCGTCTTTCGATGCAGGGCGCATTGAGAGAGTTGGTCAAGCGCGTAGTGAAGCCCGAGGGCGAGTTCAAGATCGTCTTCTACCCGATTGTCCCACGTGACTCCGAGAAGGAAGTGCGGGCATGGATGGAGCCGTACATCATCGGCGCTGTCTCGTGGAACACGGCGATGGAGAAGATGGGGCTTGACCCAGAGGAAGAGGAGACGAGGCTTACCGACGAGGGTAGGTGGCCTCCGTGGGGTGCGGTGGCGGGAGCGGATATCGGGATTGACCCGGCTCAGTCCGGTACAGGCGGACAACAGTGGCGCAATCCGACTAAGGACATCGAGCGTGGCTTGATGAATCGGAATATTGGCGCGCAGACACCGAATACCCCATAGGATAGATGGAGATGGCTGTGTCGGTAACGGACAGACTCGTCAGCGAAGACCTATGCGAAGCTCGGCGGGCGGAGACTGACCGCCGTCTCGGGAACATCGAAAGCGGAGTCGGAAAACTGATTCGTGCATGGTTCGAGGGCAACGGCACTCCATCCATGTCAAATCGTCTTACTACGCTTGAGGGAGACTTGGCTAATATGATGAAATCAGACGAGGAGCGCAGGGGGGAAGAGAAGGCCCTTGCTACCCAAAGGGCTCAAACGCGACTCGCTCTGATAACATCGCTTATCAGCGGTATTGTGGCGGTGCTTGGTATTGTATCTCGTGTGATCTGGAGGTGACGCAGTGGGCGGCGACAAATCCGGCTACGACGTTACGCTCCGGGAGTACCTAGAGTCCCGTCTTGAGGCTACCGAGGACGCCCTTGGGCTCGCCCGACTTGAACTTGAGCGGCGACTTGCGAGCATGAATGAGTTCAGGGACCAGCTACGAGAGCAGGCGGCTCACTTCGTCACACGCGAGGCGCTGGACGCGCAGATTTCCGTACTGGTGGCAAGGATGGAGCTTGCGGCAAGGGGCAAGACATCTTGGAGCGTGGCAATCATCCTGGCGTTCTTGAGCAGTCTGGCGGTGTCGCTTCTTGTGCTGTTACTGAAGTAGGAGAGGCAAGTATGGCTGAAACAAACGAGAAGAAGTCGATCCTGTCTGGCAAAAAGAAGTTCTGCTCGTACATTATAGGGATGATCGTAACGATCATCTTGACCTTCACGGGGAAGTTGTCGCTAGACGGAACCCAGACTGTCCTCCTCGTAATCACTGGAGGGTACTGGGGAATCGAGGGCATATTGGACCTCGGCAAGGTCATTATGGCGAAGAAGAACGGGACCGCTTGACAGGGCCATCGACCATCTGGGCGGGCCGCTAGGATTCTGTATCTTCGCTAAACAGCGGGCATATTTCCAGGCAACAAACCGCCATGTTCAGTCTCTCACAGCATGGCATCGGCTCACGAAACACGAACTTGCACCACCGCGATAACTTCTCGAATACTTCTTCGGCGCTTGGCTTAGTCACATTCTCTCCTGCCTGCGGATACCTGATTGCAATCACTGCGCTCAATTACTAAGACCGCTCTTTCGTTGGGAATAGCAGGACGGAATTCTGGATAGATCGCACGAACGTCAAGCTTGACAACAGCGTACCTTACGGGGGTCCGTCTTAGTATGCATGGCGGGAACCATCGTTCTTTGAATGCTTCGTACCAGTTTGCTGGGTACTGAATGCGCTGACTCTGAATGCTGGCGGCCTCTCCCCAGACGTAACCGCGCACGCTCATGGAAACTCTGTCGACGATATCTTTAGTGATATCGACTCTGGCGTCAATGAGGTATGGATCTATCGCCATTCGCATCCCGATCTTAAACCGCCCAAGCGTCGTTTCCATGCCTCCATGATATCAAACCGCGTTCCGCTTGTCAAGCAAGGTGACAATTGCCCAACCCCCGCCTTCAACAGATCATCCTTTCCAACTACAGCGAAGCCGAGACATTGAGTGGCCGCGAGTTGCGGGAACTGTCTCGTCTGTTGGGACTGTCGCGCCATGACATCGAGAAGTTGCTGGACGAGTTGGCGAGGAACGAGGCGCGGTATCGCGGTCTAAGCCGAAGCGCAATGATCCGGGACGCCTCTCTTGCCCTAGCCGGTGCGGCAAGTCTGTGGAGAGAACTAGGATCGAGTACACGGTATCTCCTCTCCCGTTCCGTCGAGATAGGGTGGATGAGTGGTCTCAAAGCGGCAGAAGGTGTTGCCGCACACATGGGGCAGGCACTAGGCGCAGAGCCTTTGACAATGCTCGACGCCCTCAAGTCGAATGCCATCCCATTCGCCGACGCTCAGACGCGGGCGATTGAGGCGCGAATCCGTGGCGAGCTAGTGCGCGGGCTGTTGAACAAGGAGTCCGTCAAGTCGATCTCGAATCGGATGATCGGGGCTGGACTCGGGACTGAGGGTACGGCATGGAAGTCGGCCATGGCGAGGGCCGAGACAACGATTAGGACAGAGATGTCGCGGTCCTACCATGCGGCAATGACCTCGCAGTTTGCGAACACGAACTGGATCACTGGATATCAGTGGATGACGCAGCCAGAAGGCGAATGGCCGTGTAAATGGTGCGAGCCGAAGCACGGACAATTCTACCCCAAGGGGACTGAGCCAGGAATGCCATGCCACCCTCGGGGGCGCTGTTTGCTCCTTCCAGTAACGGGCAAGTACGGAACGTACTCCCTGTAAAGATTCTAGTTGGGCCGAAAGGCCCACACCACCCAACTCCCCTCCAAGGGGCACGGCCTAAACCCCAAGGCCCGTTAGGGAGAGATCCCTAGCGGGCCATTAGAGAATTATGCCTTGGTCTATCGGAAACGTTCCCGACGCCTTCAAGAATCTCTCGAAAGAGAAGAAGCGGCTTGCCGTTGCAATTGCGAACGGCGTGCTCCGCTCATGCTTGAAGGACGGCGGGACTGACAAGGAGTGCGCACCGAAGGCGATTCGTATCGCGCTGGCAAAGGTGAAAGAGAAGAAGACGAAGGAATCTGCGGGGGAAGAGACAAACGAAACTCAAGTTGTCTCTGAAGCCCCAATGGAGATACGAGATATGACTACGACCACCGATGAGACCACCGAGCCGGTGGTCGAAGACAACATCCAGGCGCTTCGGGAGGACTTGTCCATTCCTGTATCGCTTTCGGAGACTGTCGAAGAAGATGGCGTTGTAAAGGCGACTGCTTGCCTAATTGAGGCGGGTTGGTCGCTGAACAATCGCTACTATAGCTGTTCTCTGCTGAAGAAACTGGCCCCCTTGCTCGAAGGAGCGGGATCGTTTACGGGCCACATCACAAATCCAAGCGTTAAGGACTATAACGGCGTCTACCACAACGTTCGTGTTGTGGAAGGCGGCGGGCCAACGGGTCGCGATGCGATCAAGGGAGTATTCACTGCCATTGATCCGCACATTCAGAGGCTAGTCAAACATGCCCCTCATCTAGTGAACCTGTCCATCAACGGAAAGGGAAAGATCGTCCGTGGTACAGCGGAAGGTCGGGACGGTTTCATTGTGGAGGACGTGGACACTGACCAGCCCTGGACGTGTGACACCGTCATTCGTGCTGGCGCACGAGGCGGCATCGGTGAAGTCCTTGAAGCACTTGAAAACGAAGGAGAGGTTATGGAGATCGCGAATCTCAAGGATCTCAAAACTGCATATCCCGCCCTCCTGAAGGAGCACGCTGATGAGGTTCGGACAGCCGTAACCTCTGAAATTCAGGAGCAAGGGGACATGGAGAAGATGAAGATCGACATCAAAGAGGCCCAGGACGAACTCGGAAAGGCGGTCAAGGAGCGAGACGCTGCTCGACACAAGATCGCCGCTCTAGAGAGCCAGGGCTTGCTTGAGAAGAAGCTGAGTGGATCGAAGCTGCATGAGAGTTTCAAGAACCTTGTGCGGAAGCAGTTTACCGACGCGATTGCCGAGGACGCTGCTGTCGATGCGCTCTTGAAGGAATACACGGACCTTGCGGCCTCACTTGCGGAGCCGGTCAAGGTTGAAGGTGTCAAGGAAGAGGCTGACAACGCCTCCGAGAGCGACTGGGAACTCCTGGTTAGCACTCTCGGCAAGGATGGTGAGTAGTCATGGCCGTCGGAGCGCGCGCACGGAATGTCCGCGTTATTGACGATTGGGGCCATCACGTCAAGTTCGTAAACGGCAGCACGGCGCTGGAGGAAGGCGACATTGTTTGCGACTCTAGCGGCGTCCTCATTGAGGGTGCTGATAGCTGCACGACTGGCGTTATTGGCGTTGCTGGTTCGGACGCGGCGGCTGGCGAGACGATTACTGTCTTGACGGCGGGCCTGTTCGAGATTGATGCGGCTACCTCCTACAACGCGGCGCTGTTTGACAAGATTTACCTTGCCAGCGCGTTGACGGTTGATGCCGGAACGAGCGGCGACAAGCCGATTGGTATTGTAGTTGAAGCTGATCCGGCGTCTGACGGATGGGTCCAGTTCCTGCTTTGGTCTGTGGCAGAGATGGACATCTCCGCTCGGAGCTAGGGGGCATAGCCATGGCTGAAAACAAAACGATTCTCATTGCTGAAGACGATCAGCACTCTGGCGAGAAGGGGATGGCAAAGTACGTCCCCGATAAGTCCATCCGTTTGACGGAGGAAGCTCGCGAGACGCTGAAGAACCTGAAGAGGAAGCCGGGACTTCTTGCTCATGCCAGCCTCCAGGCCATTCGTGAGGCCGTCGGCGCTGATGCGTTCGACTCTCTCACCCTTGACCGAATGCACAAGCAGATGCTCGCTGGATACAAAGAGTACGAGCCTCAGTGGCCGAATCTGGTCTCAAAGACGACTTCGATCAACGACTTCCGCACTCGCTACTCAATCATCCATTCTGGGTTCAACCGCCTGCCTGAAGTCAAGGCAAAGGAAAGCTACAAAGAACTCCAGTACAGCGACGATCAAATTAGCTGGACGCCGAAGAAGTACGGCGGAATGTACGGGTATTCGTTTGAGGCTTCGACCTATGACGATCTTGGGATGTTTGATGATGATGTCCGCAAGCTCGGTCAGGCCACGAACCGCACTCTCGACTACTTCTTCTTCTACACCTGCCTTGACGCCAACCCGACGAGCTACGATGGCTCGAATGCCATCTTCGGGACGGTTGGGAGCACGGCTGGAACGTTCGCAAACACGATGACGACTACGGGCCTGAACTACACGAACCTGGAGACGGCTGTTACTACCATGCTCCAGCAGACCCAGCTTGACTCGTCTTCGACGTTCACGGATGCGAACTACATGCCCGCGATGTACATTCCGAAGTATCTGATTGTACATCCTTCGGACCTGTTGACGGCGAAGCGAATGCTCTATACGCCGAACTGGCCCGGGAAGGCGGACAACGATGTCAACGTCCTTCCCGAGCTTCAGATCATGGTCTCGCCGTACATTACGGCGACGCACTGGTATCTGATGGCCGATCCGGGCCAGGGCGCGAACACGATGGAAGTGGGCCTGTGGGGCGGGAACGCCACGCCGGAACTCTTCTATGAGCCCGCCAATACCGGGCACGGGTTTGCGTTTGACGAGGTGCGCACGAAGATCCGAACGATCTTTGGTGGCGCGGTCCTCGATCCTCGCGCTTGGATTCTCGGCTCTACCTGATAAGTAAGGCTGACACAGGGGGCGGGATGCGCCCGCCCCCATCTCTGAAGGAGATAAGATGAAGAGGATTCTTTTCCTCGTTTTGGCGTTGGCCCTACTCGCGCTCCCGGTGTCAGCGACTGAATGGACGCACTTCACGGCGCTTTCCGTCACTGAGGCCCTGGGATTCGGTGAGTCTGGGTCGGAAGTAACGTTGATTGACTCGACGGGATCGTTCACGATTCCTGACGACATCGATCTTTCGTTTGGCGGAACCGGGAAGCCGGTTTCTATCGAGTGGACTACGGCAGACGCTAACGCAAACTGCCTGATTGTCGATCTGCCCACTGGCGGGGCCGTTGATGTTCCTGTCTTCGGTATCGTTAGTGCAGATGCCGACTTTGCGTATTTCAACAGCGTTGTCGAGCCGACGTTCTTTGTCGAAAACCTAGCGGGATCGAGCTATGTCAGCCTGGACTTCTCGGGCACGACGGCTGCTCGTCTTGTAGCGGGCGGGAGTGCAACATCTCTGACGGTTGTTACTCCGGCTGGCGGAGACATTGTTCTCGATGCGGGCGATGCTGCGGCTGGAACGTCGCAGACCTATGTGTCAATCACTGGGTCTGTTCCGGCCCATGCTAGTGGAACGCCTACGGACATCTTCCTAGACATCACACCGACGCTGGGCATCAATACGGCCACGGCGACGGCTAATCTCATTGACCTTACCTTCACTAGCCCGGCATGGGCAACGGGTGCGGCAACGAGCACCTTGCGCGGTATTTATCTCGCGCCTACGGTTGGTGCTGCGACGAACGGGACGAATACGATTGCCCTTGTCGACGTGGCGGCGATCACTGGCGATGCGCAGGTGAGCCTCTATGGCTTGCGGTTTGGTGCGATGACTGGGACTGGCGCTACGGAGAACGCTATTGAGATTGGCGCTGGCTGGGACATCGGATTGAACTCGGCAAGCTCCATTGACGTTCAGGCGTCGGTCATTCTGGCGAACGATGAGGCAATTGCGAACGCTTCAGACGGTGTCGTAACGATCACTTCGGACGATGCTACTGGGGCGCAAGTTACGATTGTTGGGGCTGACCATAACACGACCTCGGATGCGGTGATCTTGCTCGATGCTGATGCGGGCGGCGATGCGGCTGATTCGTGGTTCATCAAGTCGGTGGCGAATGGCAACAACTTCTCGCTGACGAATGATTCCACGGAACTTCTGACGCTGACAACGGCTGGCGCGCTACAGATTGACTCTGACATTACGATTGATGGCGGAGACATTCAGAACACGACAGCTGGCTCTGGAATTGACATTCAGCCGACCATGGCAGCGTCTGGGTCGAATAGCGTTGTACTGTCGATGACGGCTACGCAGGCGACTCATGCTGCTGGAACCCCGACGGACATCTTCCTTGATTTCAACCCGACGTTCGGGATCAACACCGTCAACACAACGGTCAATCTCGCGGACTTGACGTTCACGACTCCTGCATGGGCTACTGGCGGGGCTACTAGCACGATCCGTGGCCTCTACTTTGCCCCCACGATTGGGAATGCGAGTGCCGGGACGAACACGGTCGCGCTGTTTGACGTGGCTGCGATTACTGGCGATGACTCTGTTGCCATCTATGGTATGCGGCTTGGAGCGATGACGGCTGGGGCCGGAGTCGAGTACGGGATCTCAATCGGTACTGGCTGGGATCGAGCGATCGACCTTGCCTCTCCGTTTGTGTCGAGTTCAACGCTGTCGGCGGAAGACCTGGCATCAACGGACGACGCCGATGTAAACGACACCATGACGGTTGGCGACCTTGTCATTGACGAGGCTGTCGGCACGTTGGCGTTCACTGCGGCAACGTCGGCCACGATCTCGACCGGTACGGCTGGTGTTGGGCTTGTCGTTGATGCTCTCGATGCTGCGGCTGGGTCGAACATGACTTACGCCTCGATCACGGGTTCGGTGCCGGTTCATGCGAGCGGAACTCCAACCTCGATCTTCTTTGACATTAGTCCGACGGTAGCAATTCCGACGGTGACGAACACGGTCAACCTGGTTGACCTCACGTTCACGACTCCGATCTATGCGACGGGTGGGGCCACGAGCACTTATCGTGGTATCTACTTCGCTCCGACGATTGGTGCGGCCACGAACGGCACGAACGCTCTGGCGCTGATTGACGTTGCTGCGATTACGGGTGACGATACTGTCAGCACCTATGGTGTTCGCGCTGGCGCAATGACGGGCACGGCAGCGGTCGAAGATTTCATCTCGATTGGTGCCGGATGGGACCATGCGATTGATGCAGCGAGCCCAGTCAAAGCGGATACCTTCATTGTTGACGATGGCAGCGAGGACGTGATTGTCGATTCGGATAACCAGACGGCGACTCTGCCGACGATCAATATCCCGGACTTTGTAGACGTCACGGCTGACTTCCTTGTGACGAACACCTTTACCACGACCCTTCCGTTTGCGGGCGGGCTACGCGGCGAGGACACGGACGGCGCAGGGACGAATGGCGGTGGGCTTGTTGGTGGAGCGCCTGACATCACGACGCACACCTACACGAACGCTACGGATGATGTCTTCGTGCTTGTCTATGACGTTGGCACAACGACCTGGGACGCTCTCGCTACGTCGGCGCTGCTTACGGCTGGCGCGGACTGGGCTGCTAACTATCAGTTGCTCCCTGACGCTGATGCCGAAGAGGCTGGCGATGCGTTCGCTGTTGGCTTCGCTACCAAGTTCTGCGAGGTCGTGTTTGACGACCTGGCAACGGCGGCTGGTGCGCTGGCGACTTGGGGCGGCGATGGCGCTAAGTGGCAGTATAGCACAGGCGCTGGTACGTGGTCTGATCTAACGGTTTTCGACAATACTGACTTGACGGCCTATGACGGGCTGCGCAGTTTGCAGCGCACCGGGGCGATTACGTTCGTTCCGCCCGCCGATTGGGTTACGGCAACCTACGATGGGCAGGCCGCGTATTGGGTCAAGTATGTCATCACGGCGGCGCAGTTGACTCAGACGCCGCTGATTGACGGCACGAACCATGACGAGCCGTTCATCGCTATCCCGAACGCCGACACCTTCTCCGCTCCGTTCAAACTGGAGATCACGAAGGTGCGCGTGACGAACATGCACGCGACGGTTCACGACCAGGCCATCGTCTTCATCGTCGGCAACTTCACGGACATGGTGTTCTCGGCGGCGCAGACTTGGACGGCATCCCAGTTGAACGACAAGTTCACGCTGGGGACGGCCATCGCAGCCGATCCGGGCGACCTCATCGGTATCTGTGTCACGAACGACACAGGCTCGACCAACAACCCGATTTGGGCGGTCGAGTTCGAGGTTACTTACGAGGATTAGCACACGACTGAATGCGGGAGGGGCTTCGGCCCCTCCCCCTTCACGCGCAACTCGGTTAGCAAGCAGCGTCACTATAAGCAATTCTACATTGAGCAAACGGGAGAATCATGTTTCCAGGCGATCTGAACTACTACGTTGCCACGACTGACGGAACGGCCTCTGCGGGTCCATGTCGCCTGTGGGGCTACGTCATTGTCTCGAATGGGGCAAATGCAGGGACCGTGTCGTTTCTAGATGGAGTCGGCGGGACGCAGCAATGGTATGACTCGGTGCTGGCGACGGCGGGGGCGACGACTAGGTATGAGTTCCCGGTGGGGTTCAAGTTCCCAACGGCGCTGTACATTGACCAGACGAACATCGGCACGATCTCGATTATCTTCGAGTAACCATGGCATTCACGTACTCCGTCACCACGAACAGGGGCAAGGCCCGTCTCCTCGTCTCTGACACGTCAGCCACTGGCTATACGTGGGAAGACGATGAGGTTGACGCCGCATTGACGCTTGCTTCGGAGAATGTGTTCGACGCGGCGGCTATTCTGCTAGAATCTGCAAGGGCCTCGTTCAAAAAGCTCATTAGCGTCCGCCTATTCGGGGAAGTCTCGATCAGCGCGATGGATCAGTCAGACGCGCTTGGCTCCCTCGCGAAGGAGTACAGAGAGATTGCAAGGGCTGATGCCGGGATGCAGATGACGCAACTGCAACTCAAGATCGACAAGTACGGGCGCGACTACACTGACCACGAACTGACGACGGCCAATACAGAGGCCGATTTCGAGGATTACTCGGGCGACGAGTTCACGAATCTGTAGTCTCCTTCCCTGCGATGGCGGCGGCCAGCCAGTCCGGGACGCGCATTTTCTCTTCCTCAAAGAGATCCGCAATCTCTTGTAGCCCTTCCAGCGGGACGAGGCGGTATCCGACCCATGCCGCTCTGAGCTTGCGTAGCTCTTCCGCCTGGGCCTCGTTCTCAATTGTCCTGCTCTTCAGCGCGGCATCAATCTCATCCTCAAGCCAAGCACATACCTCCCGCGCTCGGTCGTCTTCTAGGCGCAGCTCGAAGTCTTGGAATGGGACCATCGCCTCTGCTATGAATGCGCTTACGATCTGTTCCGCAGCGTAGCGGTCGTTGGTCATATCTCCTCCTTCACTATCAGCATAATATCGCTCTAGCGCAGCCAAGTCAAGGACGTAGATGAACACTCTAGTCACATCTTTAGGCCCTGCCGTTCTTGCCGAACTCCGCGACACGGCGGAGGGGATTGGCTGTTCGGACCTCGCTCCTGCGTCGATTGTGTATTACCTGGGGCCGAAGACCGGGCAGGCATACGATCCAGACACATACGACGGCACGTTCACTTGGACGCAGACGGCGACCATCACAGACGCCCTTGTCGGCGGCTTCAACTGGAATGTCGTTGCCAACGTACAGAATGTGGAGCGGAGCGACATCCAAGTGCTGTTCGCGCAGGCTTCGTTGACCACGGCCCCAACTGACGATGATGAGTGTACCTATGCCTCGCAGACATATCAGTATGTTGGGCACAAGGCGGCGGTGGATCTGTACTTGGTTCACATGCGATTGAAGACGGGGGCGCAGTAATGCGCGACCTAGATGCCGAGCGCGAAGTGGAAATGATGCGGGGCATCGTCAAGGAGCTTAGGCGCGTTCGATCGTACCGACACGTCTCCAAGACGGAAGAAGCGGCGGTTGTTGTGCGTATGCCGACATGGACTGCTTCGCTGGCAAGAGAGCTTCAGAAAGAACTCGATTGTTTCCGTTGCAATGCGCAGGTGTACTGGCAGGATGGACAGCATACGTGGATGGCCAAGCGGGGGGCGCAGTAATGCCCATCACGTTTCTTCCCGGCACGGAGAGGGCGTTATTGGCGGCGCTTCTCGCTAAGGCCCAGGAATCGCTCGTTGCGGCGGCGACCAAGGGGCAGATCGAGGCGCAGCGCCTTGCCGCACAATACAGAGACACGGGCGAACTAGACATGCACATCCGCGCCGTCTATCCGAATAGTGATGACGCTGTGGCCGGACACGCAGGCCCGTCGCAAGCCTTTGTTGTGATAGACGCGCACCGCAAGTCGGACGGCAAGAACTATGGATGGTTCCAGGAGAACGGCCCTGCCGGTAAAGAGGCCGGGCTGTACGGCAGACATCATCTGGCGACAACTGGATATCACCTCGCGCAGGACTTTCCAAACGTAGAGGTTGGCGAAGTAAGGCTGGGCAATGGCTAACGAACTCATTCAGCGGCAGCTAAAGACGCAACTCTATGCCAAGTATAGTGGCGACACGACTGGTTTCAAGACAGCGGTGTCGGGCGGCATGTACTGGGTCAAGCCTCCCGCTGGCGTCACGCAAGAGAACTATCCGATCATCATTTACTACCCACTCCCGAGCGATGGTGACTACTATCTCGGGCAGGGCTTCTCTCCTTCGGTCGAGACCGTACCGATCATGTTCAAGATCCTCTCAGCGAGCGCGACTTCGACCGAGGCAGAGAACATCCTCAAGCTCCTTGAGACCGTCTATGATGGATGCAGCCTAACCCTTTCCGGCTGGGTTCTGAGACAGTTTCATCGGGAGTTTCGTAACTCAATCACCGGTCCCTATGTGGACGAGAGTGACATCTGGAATCTGAACGCCTTGTACCGGGCGGTTTGCGATAAGACTTAGGAGGAACACATGGCCGCTGTAAGCGGAGTGAATGGGGCGTTCTACGTCGCCGATACGGGCGGCACGCCTGCCGAGTTCGCCAAGGTGCGTACTTGGTCCGTGGATGTCAACGCAGAAGAGGTTGATACCACCGGATTCGGTGACACCGGATGGCGAACGACTGTCGGCGGATTGAAGTCCTGGTCGGGGACTGTAGAGGGCCAGTGTGATGGATCGACCGGCTGGAACGTTCTGTGGGAGAACATCGGCGAGCAAGTCGAGGTTAAGTTCTACATTACTGAAGGCGGGACGATCTACTTTGACGGGTCTGCTACTGTCGTAACGATCAGTCCGACGACTGCCGTTGATTCTTCGGGCACCTTCTCGGCAACGCTGTCGGGCATTGGTGCATTGGTTTACACGACTTCGTAGGAGGGGACCATGGCTGCTGTTAGTGGCGTTAATGGAGCCTTCTACATCGCTGCGAGCGGTGGTTCGCCGCTGGAGTATTCCAAGGTTAGAACCTGGTCTGTTGATGTCAATGCTGAAGAGGTTGACACCACAGGATTCGGAGATACTGGCTGGCGGACTACTGTTGGCGGACTGAAGTCTTGGTCTGGAACGGTTGAGGGTCAATGCGATAACTCAACCCAATGGAATGTGCTGTGGACTGCTATTGGCGCACAGTCGGAAGTGAAGTTCTACATCAACGAGACTGGGACGATCTACTTCTCTGGGAGTGCGACCGTCGTAACCATTAGTCCGACGACTGCTGTTGATTCGTCTGGGACGTTCTCGGCGACTCTGTCGGGGATTGGCGCTCTCGTTTACCACACTTCGTAGCGAATTGCCGGAGGGGGCTTCGGCCCCCTCTGCGCAGTTTCAACATTCAATGTTCAGTCTGTAGGGGGTCGGGGTGGAGAACAAAAAGCCGGTTATCTTTCTTGCTAGGCCGAGCATGGGGTACATCCATGAGGTGTTGTTCATTCACCTCATGCAGTGGATTACGAGCGGGAAGTACAAGTGGCAAGTTGCTCCCGCCATGCGCGTCAGCCCTCATCACAGGGCGAGGAACTTCCTGCATCGAGAGTTCATGCGCCAGGACGAATCAATGCATTTTGACTACGTCCTGTGGTGTGACAGCGACACGATCCCGCCCGAGGATGCTCTGGAGAAGTTCATCGCCCACGACAAGGATGTTGTTTGCGGGGCGGTACATACCTGGCGCAGTTTCGGCCCGTTCTTCGTGGCGTGGAATCGAGTGGATGAGGGGTTCAAGGTTGTCGATCCGAAGAACTGGCATGGATTGCAGAAGGTTGATATCGGGACGCTGTCCTTCTGTTTGATGAAGGCCGACGTGCTAAGAGCCATGCCGCCTGGCTGTTTCTTCTGGCAAGAGACGGATGAGTGGCATACTGAAGGGCACAGCGAGGACACCGTCTTCTTCAGCCAGCTTGCCGAGCATGGGTTTGAGGTCTATGTGGATTTTGAGACGCCATGCGATCACCTAAAGGAAGTTGGGTTGCTTCAGGTGGCGGAACTTCTGGGGAGGAAGGTGGAGAAGTGATCCAAGTCTCTACCTGTTTCCACCAGGAAACGCCGAAGGTGCTTGAGGCGTGGCTGTGGGGATTGAAGAATCTCGACACAAGGAACCTGGCCGTTTGCCACTCGTTTGTCATTCACAATCCGCTTGGATATGAAACGGAACTGCTGCGGAAGTATCTCCCGCAGGCGGAGTTTGACGTAGTTGAGACAGAACACGAACCCGTCATTCGTGGCCAGCACACCCATCAGTGGGGCGGATCGACGGTAGATACAGTAGCCGCCGCCAAGAATAGTCTGATTGACGAAGCCCGCAAGAATGATAGAGACATCTTCTTCTGTGATTCGGATCAGGTACTGCGGCCCGAGACGCTTCAGCGGCTTGTCTCAATGCGAAAGCCGATCTGTGGCGAGATTCTGTGGACGAAATGGCGGACGAACGAGCCAGAGAGGCCGAACGCCTGGGACTTTGCTGACTATATCTTCAAGAGCGACACCGAGAAGAAGTTGCGCGAGCCGGGAGAGTATCGAGTCGGGTACATCGGTGGCCTGCTTCTGATCCGTCACGAGGTACTTGCTGCAGGCATCAACTACTCTCGAATCCCCAACCTGACTTTCTGGGGAGAGGATAGGCACTTTGGGGTGCGGGCGGCGGTGCTTGGATACGAGATGTGGGTTGACACTCACTATCCCGCCTTCCACGTCTACCGTGACTCGGACCTTGCGAGGTTGCCAGAATGGGTACGGATGGTGGGATGATGAATTGGTGGGATGGTATTGCAGATAACGAAGAGCGCGAACGAATCAAGGCGCAGATTGTTTGCAGAATGGAAAATGCCGGAAGTGGCGCTGAACTGACTGGCCTTCACGAGAAGACGGCTGATCGTCTTTGCCGCCTATTCGCCGCCTCGTATGAGACATCGTGCGCTACTGGTCTATGGGACTATGTTCTAAATATCCTCATTTCCTCTTATGGCCCTTGCGATCATCAGAATCCATAGATGAACTCGGCTGGATTTCTAACGCGGGAGATGTACTCCGAGTCGTTGCAGGGCGACGACTTTGAGAGGCTGCGCAAGGCGCTTAGGTACATAGACGGGAAGATCGGTATCTGGTATGCGCCACACCTTGAGTTGACGGCAAGCCAACACTGGTCGCGCAAGTTTGAGCTTCCGTGGGCGTTTTGTGAGGCGTTGCCGATCACGGGGGCGTCGTGCCTGGATATTGGCTCTGGGTTCTCTCCCTTGCCTGTCTTGCTCGCTGATAACTGTCGAAGGCTACTTAGCCTCGATATCGAGCCGTCAAGCCATTTGCAGGGCATCCTGCTCGATCATGGGGGCGAATTTGTCCAGGCGGACGCGCGCGAATGGGAGCCGACAGAGAAGTTCGACCGCATCTTCTGCATATCGGTACTTGAGCACATCGCAGATTGCGACATCCTTGAACTGATTGAGAAGATGCTCTCATGGCTTTACCCAGGTGGTCGCCTGATTCTCACAATGGATGTCTGCCTTCCAGGCGGGATATTTGGCATCCCAATCAACTCGCTAGTCAGATTGGCTGGCTATTTCGGATTCTTGGTAGAGGTGCCGAATGACTTGCTTTCGAGCAGCGATTTTGGCGAAGAGGGGAAGTACGTGGGTGAAGACATCGGAGTCTTCTACATGGTATTGGAGGAGTGTAATGGCTAAAGAGCTTCAGAAGTACGGTCATAGTCTGATTACTGTGGCGGAGATGGAGTTTGGCCCTCTGACCCTCAACGACTTCGTTGAGATCGAGAAAGTGACTGGGGTGGACGTAACGAAAGAGATGATGAGGGCGAAGAATCCAGCCGATATGTTCTCTTCGGCGTTCATCCGCGAGATCCTGTTCCGCTCGTTGCGGCGTGGCGGGTACGAGGGGATCACGACTGAACAGGTGGGAGACTTGTCCTTCAAGGGAGACGATCTGGGGCGCATCCTGTCCTACGCTTTGAATGGGACTGAGCCTGAAGCTGGTGGTTCGGGAAACGCGGAAAGCAGCAACTCGTAACGGTAGACTGGGATCTATGTATTGCAGGGCTTCGTCGGTACTACGGAATGCCGATCGCCGAAGTCCTTGAACTTACCTTCGCGGAGTTTCACACCTACCTAGAGAACATCGCCCCGCTAATCGAGCGGGAAGCTGCTATCTCAATGCCGTGGGACGCCATGGTGGACAAGAAACAACGTCCTAAGACAGTCCCCGACTTCTTCAAGGTTTCTACCCTGGCGAGCGAGCTATCGGAGAAAGAGCTAATCCGCTTCACGAATACTGGCCAGGTCTAACAGCCCGTGTGAGGTTACATGGTCGATTACGGCGGTGCCGTACTTCCCATTACCGTTGACGATAGTGCGCTGAAGCGTTCTCTCGCGGGGACGCTCGGCTCATTCAAGGCGTTTGGTACGCAGGTAGACGGCGTTATGGCGAACCTCGGCCGGTTCACCATCGCTGCCACGGGCCTCTATGCCTTGAAGAAGGCATTCGATGCGACAACCGGCGCGGCCCTGAGCTTCAACCAACAGTTGAGGGCAACATGGGCCGTTGCTGGCGACCTCACAACGGGAGAACTGCGGGCACTAGGCGGGGAGGTCCGCAACCTAGCCCGGCAGTTCAACATGACCTCGACCGAGGCCCAGCACGCCTTCTACGAGATCAACCAGAGCGTATTCTACGGGGCCGAAGCTCTGACGATCTTGAAAGAGTCTGCCAAGGGCGCAGCGGCGGGCATGACGGATGTCTACACCGTTGCTGACATGATGACGACTGTTCTCAATGCCTATGGCATGAGCGCGGAGAAGTCAGCGCATGTCAATGACGTGCTCTTCCAGACAGTTCTGTACGGCAAAGTGACCATGAACGAGTTGGCTACGGAGTTTGGCCGACTCGCTGGCGTCGCGGCCCCTGTTGGGGCGAGCCTAGAAGAAGTCTCCGCCGCCATCGCCACTCTTACCCGTCTCGGAATTGACACCGACACCGCCGTCACCGCCGTCCGCCAATCGCTGTTCCAGATTCTGCGCCCGTCGAAGGCGCTGCAAACAGCGATTACATCGCTGGGCTACACGACGGGCCGCTCGATGGTCGAGACGTTGGGCTTTGCGAAATCGCTGCAAGCCCTTGTTGACTACGGCAACTCGGCTGGGATTGAAATGGAGACGCTGTTCTCCAACATCCGTGCCGTGCTTGCCGTTTTGCCTTTGACCTCGACGGCGGCGGATGAGTATGCGCAGGACTTGCAGCGTGTAGGAAATTCGGCTGGGGCTGCCGACACAGCGTTCAAGAAGGTCACATCTTCGTGGCTGTATCAGATTCAGAACATGAAGGTACGGCTCAACGACCTTGCTATCTCGTTCGGCCAGATGCTTGTCCCAGCGATCGGGGCCTTCTTGAAGACGCTGAACGCAATGTTGACCCCTCTGGCCTATGTCTCCGAATTCCTTGCGCAGATCGGCGGGCAGCAACTTGTGGCACTCGCCACGGTTCTTGGAACTGTCACGCTGGCGACTATCGGCTTGACAAAGGCGTGGGCGAAACTCGCAGCTGTATTCGCCGCCAAGTCCATCGCGGACATGCCATTGTGGGCGGCGAGAATCGGGGCTGCCCTATCTAAACTCGGCGGGGATATCACGGGCCTTGGATTACTCAAAGGTGCTGGACTTGGTCTTCTTGGCGCTTTGGGAATTGGCGCGGGCATCAAAGGTCTTCTCGATTTCGAGATCATGTTTGATGTCAAAGTCTCTGGCCTTGAAAAGGCGAAGACAGCCATTATGGAGGCGCTTGGCCCGATCATCGCTGGAGCCATATTCGGCGGAATCCCCGGCGCAGTAATCGGCGCGATAACAGCTGGTGCGGGCGCACTGACCATCTATGTCATTCACGAGGTTAGAAAGAGCGGGGTAGAACAAGCGTCTCTGCGCGAGGAGGCCATCAAGAGGTTCCGTGATTACGGAGTACCTCTACCCGCAAAGTTTGGCACAGTAACTCCGTGGAGCGAGACTGGGGCCAGCCTTCCATCTGGGGTAAATGCGGCGGGCTCCCTACAAGACTTTGCCGCTGCCGCAATTGATGCTGGTGATAGCCTGAACGTCTTCGCTGACAACCTGGGTATCTCTGTCAGAGAAGCACGCACAAAGCTGATTGCCGAACTAACGAGTTACCTCAAGAACACGTTCTACCAATCTGGCGGGATGTTTGGCGGCACGTTCTCACTGAATGCAGACCAGTATTCCGCTGTTGCCGAGCAACTGCGCCTGGCCGGTGCAGGACTAGCGAGCCTCTCTGATGCAGCTACCGGGACAGTCGGCCCGCTGACAAACATTGCGTCTTCGTTGGGCGACATCTCAGAGCCGTCAGTATTCGGAGCCTTCGATGCGGCGACGAATGCGATTGATCTCACCACTAATTCTGTTTCTGGGTTGTTCGATGCCTTCATGCTCGGGGAGACGCCTACAAAGAACCTTACGCAGGGCATTGCTGAGTTCGCAACCACAACCGGCGGACTCGGGAAGTTCTTCGGTTCTAACGCCAGCATTGTCGCTGCCAGAAAGGACTTCCAGGCTCTTTGGGATGAACTTGGATCGGGGAGTGTCACAAACGAGCGGGCAGTCGAAATCTGGGATTTGCTGACTAAGTCCGCCGATCTTTGGGCTGAACGGGCAGAGATCGCTCGATTGCGCGGATTGTCCAGCGCAGATGCGATACAAGCATTCGCTGACGAACTCCAGGCCCTGGTCGATCCGCAACTCGCCCAGACGTGGAAGCAACAGATCGCCGCCCTCGTTGACACCTGGAAGAATGGGGCGACGATGGAGACCCGCATCACGGCGGGACAGTCGCTCCAGTCGCTTGGCAAGGCGCTCACTGAACTTGCTTCCGATCCGGCGTATTCTCTGTTCAAGGATGCCCTCCTTGGCCTAGTCGCCACAATCGAGGCGGCGGGTATCCGTATTGGCGACGTTGCAAATCCTCTCGCGGATTCGTGGAAGGTTCTGAGCGGTCAGTTCTCGTCCGGGCAGATCGACCTTGACGACTTCATCGCCAAACTACGAGACGCCGCCCTCGCCCACTCCAGTTCCAAGGAAGCAATCCTCTACTTCTACGGAAAGTTGAAGGAGCTGTCTGGGGAGCTAGATGAGGGAGTAAGCGCACAGAAGTTCTTCCAGACATCTCTCAATCTTTCGGAGAGCGCGGCAAAAGAACTTGCTACTGCGCTTGATGCTGGCGCTGCCGCAGCGGAAGACTTTGCCGCGAAGATCGCGCGGATCAATCTCAGTGGCCTCGTAGCCGGGATTGATTCCTTGCTCCAACAGATCGGAAGAAGCGCAGAAGCCGCCACTACTGTAGGCGAGTGGGATACCATTCTCTCTCAATACGAGGCGATCACATCTTACGGCGGCAACTATGCTGAGAGATTCGAGCGCATCCTGAATAATCAGCGCCTTGTTGAGCAGATGACTCAGGCTCAATACGACAGCATGAAGTCGGCTTACCAAGATGCCCTCAACTTCCCAGCCGCAGGGAAGACGAATGCCGAGTTGCAGGAAGAGGCAAACCGAGCCGCTAAGGATGCTGCCGATAAGCAGAAAGCCGCCTCTCAGAAGGCATGTGACGATGCCCAGCAATCTCTTGATGAAGCCTACGCCGCTCAACAGGAAGCCTTCCGCTCCATGTTTGAGACGCCGATTACTAAGGCGCTCCGTGGCGGAGACTTTGTTGGTGCGGCGAAAGAGATCCAGAGCCTAGCCGACCGCTTCCACGAACTAGCGGCAGAGGGCGCACCGCTTGGGATGTCCGCTCAGGATGTCCTCTCGATGATCCAGGGGGCAAAGAGCGGCCTTGAGTCTGCCCTCGACGGCCTTATTTCCATCAGTGGCAAGAACAAGGACTTGGTCTACGCCCTGGAGGAGTTGAAGAAGCAAGTCGAGACGGCGTTTGAGGCAACTGGATCGGAGTTGCAGCAAGCCGCTGCGAAAGTGCGCTGGGAGGACATTCTATCTAGCCCCGCCGAGGCCGGAAAGAAGATCCGCGCCTTTGTCGAAGAGGACATGAGGGCCGCGCACGAAATGGAGCAGGAACTCGTCAAGCAAATGGAGGAGCAGATTGCTCAACTCCAGGTGTTTGGCTACGACGCGTCGAAGTACGAGTTGACACTGGATGAGTTCCGGGGCGCGATTGAGGGCGCATCGTCGACGCTGACGGTTCTTCGCTATGCCTTCAAGGAGTTTGCTGACGAACTCAACACACTCATCACGACGTTGTTCCCTGGCAAGTTCGGCCAATTCCTGACGAAGCTAGTCTCTCTGGCTGGGTCTGTTGTTAGTGCCAACTGGGGCGGCAAGGGTCTTGGAAATCTTACCACCCCGAAACTGGCCGAGGGCGGAATCACCACTGATGCCACTCTGGCTATGATTGGCGAGGCTGGCCCTGAAGCCATCATCCCGCTCGATCAACTCCCGAGCCTAATGGCAAACATGGGCTGGGCACCAGCGGGCGGGTTTGCCGGGACGGGCAACGCCTTTGACGCGGCATGGGCTGGCGGATCAACTTACGGCGTAACCGGATTCGGGAATGTCGGCGGAGCAGATACGACAAGCATTGTCGCCGAGGCCAACGCCCTTGCTGGGTCGATTGGCGCGGCGGTCGCCACCCTGATTGCTGCCATTCGATCTGCTCGGCAAGCGATTGAGGGGCTAACTGCGGAAGCGTCTGGAGTAACTGCCGTCCCTCAAGTATCGACCATCCCGGTTATTACTGCAAGCCCCGAGGAACTAGCCCTACAACAGCAACTCTGGGACAAGATGCTGGAAGTCCAAGCGCAGATTGAGGCGCAAAGGACAGCGTTCCCAGCCCAGACGAACGCATTTGCGACCGAGGCCGCCGCGATTGGGTTGCCCGCTGCCTTCCCGCAAGGAACACAGTATCCGTCAACTGGGCCTGAGACGATGGCCCAGTGGCAACCGTTTGTCCCCGCGCCCACGGAAGGGCTCGATACAGGGGCAGTATGCGACGCCATCAGCAAGGCCATCAAGGATGCATTTGACGGCCTTGACTTCAAGATCGAGATGCCTGCCAGGGCACAGAAAGAAGAAGAGGAGCGAGTCAAGGCAACCGTTCTTGGTTCCCTCCAGACCATGTGGTCCGGCCTCAAGGGAATGTTTACGAAGGGCGGATTCGGGGCGGGACTTGAGACGCTAGTGGGCGGGTTGAAGGAGTTCCAGGCTTCGGGCGGGATGTCAATCGTAACTACGGTTGTCAACTTCCTCGCCATGGCTGTTTCTGAAGTTCAAGCAGCCATGCAGAAAAAGGCGGATGAGGCGATTGAGTCTCTGACGAAGCCATTTGTCATCATCGGGAAAACCATCGGCCAGATCATGCCCCTCCTGCGCAGAATCCCAGAGGCGTTCTCTGCCCTTCTCGCTGTGGCTACTAGACTAGCCGAGCAGTTTGCGAACATCATCCGTAACACGGAACAGTACCAGAGAATCCAGTCGGCTCTCTCCAATATCCTGACCGAAGTCTTCAACGCCCTGCTTGGCTTCCTGTGGCCCGTTGTCGCGGTCCTTGAGAAGCTAATCGGCGTTACGGACGAAGCCACGGAATCTCTCAACAGCCTCAACGTCCCCAGCGGCTACAAGGTAACTCGGGCCGAATGGAAGGCGGCAAGACCGGGAGAGCCGGGAGTCCCAACTGGATCGGGAACGGGAGAGTTGCCCGCTTGGGTCACAACCCTTCTTGACAAGTTCTCTGAGGCCATCGCCTCTGCCATCAAGCCGTTCAAGGACTTCATCAATCTAATGGCTGATGTGGCCGAGGCGCTTGGCCCAGCAATTCTTCAGGGGCTTCTCCCGTCACTAGAGAAATTCGGGAAGAACTTGCTCGCACTAGGAGAAAAGATCCAGAGCGATCTCCTCCCGCTTCTGGAGAAGCATCTGCCTGGAGTTATCTCTGGCGCACTCGATTTCTTCTTTGGGGCGGTAACGGGCGTTGCCACACTATTTGTTGATACGCTCATCAATACCCTTCCCAATCTGGAGAAGTTTGCTCTCGCCATGGGCAAGATTGGCGATGAGCTACCCGCTCTGTTCGGGGCAATTGCTGTTGGCCTAGACAAGCCGCTCAACGAGGCGCTAGAGGCATTCTCCACCCTTGCCGACCGCATCCGAGAAGAGTTGATCCCGCAACTGGCTGAGAAGCTTCCGGTGATCGTGCAAGGAATCGGGGATCTGATCTTCGGTTTCTTCGAGGGGCTTGGCGACATGACCCTCGACATGACAACGGAGTTGATCCCTGGGCTAGCCGATCTAACGGTGCAAATTGGCATATTCGGTGACAGCCTTCCAGCATTGCTCGACAGCATCGGAAAGGCATTGACGCCAGTCCTCGCCACCGTCATTTCCGCCCTAACCGGATTTGCCGTCTGGGTCAATGAGAATCTTGTTCCCGACTTGACCGAGATGTTCGGCGGCTTTGGCGAGTGGTGGGAGACAGAGGTTGATCCATTCCTACAGGCAGAAGTATTCCCGCAGTTGCAGGAATGGGGCACTGCTCTTTGGGAGTCCTTCAAGGATCTCGTTGACCTATTCCAGGGTCCGGGCTGGGATTGGATCAAGAGCGATGCCTGGAACTCGATCAAGGAATTCGGAGGCAAGCTGATCGAGTTTCTTGGTGAAGTTGCTCAATGGATCAATGACAACTGGGACTCCATCAAGACTGCGCTGACTTGGCTCCTTGATACCTATCTAGGCAACCTCGTAGCGCAACTTCAGCAGTACCAGGGCCAGATTGACCAATTCGAGGCAATGCCGGAGTGGTGGCAAGAACAAGCGATGAATCAATACGGCGGGGATCTTCTCGCCGGACTGCCAGGATATGACCCAAGCATATCCCCATCGACATCGCAAGCCGCCCTCGCGACATCGGATACGTCTACTGGCTCAAAGGCTGCCAGTACAACTACTGTAGCCAAGACTCCGACCGCCTCCTCCACCAGCACAGCCGCTACGGCGGCCTATAAGAGCACCGGGCGTCTCAGTACCGCGCTTGCTTTCTTCGGCTACACGGGCAAGCAAGTTTCGACAATCATCAGCAACGTCAACAAGGCTGGCGTCAATGCCACGGCGTTTTTCAAGGCACTGGAAGCGGCAATCTATGCCGGATCGTCTACGAAGGCAGCAGCAAAGAGTTATCTAAAGACAAACTATGGATGGACCATTCCGGGGATGAAGAAGGGCGGCTTTACCCTCACCGAGGGTCTAGCCTACCTCCACAAGCACGAGTATGTCCTCCCGGCGAAGACGGCAAGCCTCGCGGCAGCCGGTGTCGGTGGATTCACCCTAGAAAGCTACGTGATGCTTGACGGGCGCGTTGCGGCCAAGGCCGTGAACAAGGTCAACGCCACGCGAGAGAATCGAGCAACGGGCGGTCCCGGTGGGAGACGCTGGCAATGAGGACCATTACCGGCGGCACCACTCGCGGCAACATGAGCATAGACTTCCGGGTCAAGGACGAGGCCGGAAGTTGGCAGGATCTTAGCGCCAGGGTATTTGGGATCTCCTACTCGGACGAGTTGGAATCTGATTCCTGCTCGATCACCGTCAAGCTCAGAAACAACTATGAGCGATGGGTAAGCGGGACGAACGACTCACTCGATCCGCTCGATACCACGAGTTCGTATTATGTGTCAAGTTCTCCCTTGCTCGGACATTACCACGAGTGCTACCTCAAGGTGTCAAAGAATGGTGGGTCAACTTGGTACACTGTGTTTGAGGGCCGCGTCGGACCAGGGACTGTATCGTGCTTCGTTGACATCAACGGCGACGATGTAGTGGAAGTGTCTCCGGTAGATGAATCGTTCCGCTACAAGGAACACTACTGGTACGATCCGCTCACATACACGGACGCCGATGCCGTCTCTATCTGCTCGCAGATGATGGAGGATCAGGGGTTCAAGGGAACGAACGACTCCGTCGTAGAGATTGATGCGGCCAACTACCACATTGACGAGTACAGCACTGGAGAGACGAACCTGTGGGAGGCCATGCAGAGTTTGCTCGAACCCACGGGATTCATCTTCCGCATGACATGGTACTCGACGGCGTTCCGGCCTTGTGTGTACGATCCAGAGAGGACGAAGACAGTAGCCGACGCTTCCTTCGCCAGCGACTTCCGTTCGCGCAGCATTGACGTGAATGAGCAGGATGTAAGGACGAAGGTCGTTGTCCGATACAGAAACAGGAACTATGGAACGATCCTGTCCGTTCAAGCAGAGAGCGAGACGGCGCGTGACAAGTACGGGATTCCTAATGGTGTTGGTGGGCGCATTCACAAAACGATGTGGTATGCCGCCGAGGGAACGAGCGACCGCCACTCGCTGATTGACACTCAGGCCGAGGCGCAGTCGCTTGCTGAGTACATCCTATCCGATCTCAAAGAGCCTGCGCCCAATGTCGAGATCGAGGTTCCGTACATTCATCCAGGGGCAGAGGTTCACGATCTGTTGGCATTCATTGGCCGCGACTACACAGTAAATGTCGGAGTCACTTCAATCTCCTGGGAGTGGTCTGTAGAGAATCAGGTTGGGACAATGAACATCACCGGGACGGCGGATCGAGTGATTGGGCGATTCCAGACGTGGCTTGCCGCCGATGCTCGTAACCCCGATGTCCGCAAGGATCTTCAGTTGGCGTATATGTCTGGGGACGGCAAGCGCCCCGATCAGCCAGAGACTCCGACGCTCAAGTCCTACTGGGGGACGGATTCGTCGACGGGTGCGGAAGTCCCAATTCTTGAGGCGACGACTACCCCCGTCAAGAACTGGGATCTGGCCGGGTACAGATGGCGCTACAAGATCCGTGGCGCGGAGAACTGGACGGAAATCACAACCGCTGAACCGCGCCTGGTGGTAAAGGGGTTGCCCGTAGGAAAGTCCGTGTCCGTACAGGTGAGAGCGGAAGACTGGTCTGCCCTGGGAGGGTAGCATGAACAAAACGAAGACGACGTTGATCTCTAGTTGCACAATCCTCGCAGGGGAAACCACTCTCCTTGCATCCTGCACGGCGATTGATCTAAGCCGGGTAGTGCAATTCTCTATCGTCGCTGACGGCACATTCAATGCCGCGACGACTGATGGACTGACAGTGCATCTCTATCCGAGCGACGACAACTCGACCTATGACGACCGCTGTTGGTTCAAGTACGACATCAGGCAGTGCGTTGAGGTTGGGTATGACGCGGGGACCGTGGAATGGATTCTAGGCGAGACGGTAACGGCGGCAGCAGCGGGCACTGGAACGGTTGCTGGCTGGACGATCACCAGCGGTACGTTTGCTCTCAATACTGCTGCGGGGGTTATCTATCTGGAAGATCAAACGGGCACGATGTCAAATGATGGGGCGTTGACTGGGAGCGTCGCCGGGGCAGCAACACAGAATGGATCGGTATCGGCCCACTCTTTCCAGCATCACTCTCAGCCCATCTCCCCCGTTCCCCTTTACATGAAGGCCCGCGTCACGAATAACGGGAACCAGGACGTAACTGGCTTTACCCTTGCCGTAACCACGATGGGATTGTAATGGATCGTCTGTACTGGGTGCTGTTTGATGCTGCCGTTGGCTACATCAACGAGGATGGGACAAGTGATTGGTCCGATCCCGGCGAGATAGACGTTGCCGGGGACTCTCTTGCTCCCGCCGCGCCCACGGTTTCAGTCAGTCCAAAGGCCAACGCGATCCTGCTCTCTATTGTCCCGCCAACACTCAACTCGGATGGGACGGCTTGCGTAGACTTCAAGGAGTACGGAGTCTACTACTCGGATGCGGGCGGGATTGACATCACAAACAGCGCGACTTACGACGCGCTCTATGTTGTAGCGGGGTCGAAGACTGAGACTACAAACCATAGCCATCCCTCTACCGCGACAACCTACTTCGTTGTCACAGCCTACGATCAATCAGGCAACCAGTCTATTGCCTCGGGCGAGACGAGCGCGACGCCCGATGCGGCGGAAGTCGCTCGATCGAACTATGTCCCCAACCCGTTCTTCATACTTGATGAAGACGGCGACAACATACCGGATGATTGGACGCTACAAGCGGGATGGGGGAGGGTCACAGAGTCCTTCCAGGGAACTTGGAGCATTCGGGGACAGGGGACGGGTGTATCGGCCATCTCCGACAAGGTTGAACTCCCAATGTCAAACAAGGGCCTGCTTGTTTCGGGAGTGGCTAAGTCGTCGGGTACATCCTTCTCTCTAGCCGAGTCGGCGTCGGTGGCAACAACGAGTGCCCCGATTGCCTACACGGATGCCTCGGGAAACATTGCGGCCGTGGCTCGTCAGAATGCAAGCTATGACATCATCGAACTGTGGGACGTTACTGACAAAACCGCGCCTTACAAGATTGGCTCGATTGACGCAAGCGGATCGACCTCGCACCGCTCAAAGCCATTCCAAATCTACGGTGACTATCTGATCTGCGGAAATCAGACAAGCAACCATCTCTACATCTACGACATCTCCGACCCCGCAAGCCCGACGCTCGTCAAGGACTACACACTGGCGAACGCGACGGGGAGATTGGCCGCACTCGCGGTAAGAGACTGGTACGTCTTCGCGTGCTGCGACGATGACACCAACGGCGGATTCATCGAGACGATCAACATCACGACGCCAGCGGGTGCAACGCAAACCGATCTTTTAGAGGATGTCTCTATTCCTACGGCAGACTTCCGTAGAGCGATGGTGCGCAATGACATCCTCGCTGTGTCTGTGGATGACACAAAGGACGATTGGGTATCACCAACCAGCCATTCTGACCCAGACTCCGCTTGGGCGAATGAAGCCAATGCGTATGACGATGATACCGCGACGTATGCTGATGCGACGGCCTTGGCTTATCAGTGGAGCAGTTACATTATTCTAATTCCCAGCCAGCCTTTCGCATCTGACAGAATTAGGTTTTACGCGATGCAGACTGGCACCGATCTGTTGATTGACATCGATGTCTACGATGGATCTTCCTGGACGGATGTCTATTCCGGGACATTCTCCGACAAGACCTGGACCACGAAGACATTCACGGATCAAGTTGTCACGCAAGCAAGAGTTCGCTTCTACTACGATGATACTGGTTCGTCCACGGTGCGTCTGCATGAATTCGACTTCTACCCAAGTTCCAATCGGGTGTCGCTGTACAACGCATCCAACAAGACCGCCGTTTCGGTTCTCGGCCACTATGGTCAAGACGGCCTGAAGAAGATTGTCCTCAACGGCTCCTTCGCCTACGTGTCTTGCGACTCCGGCACCGACGCGAACAAGATCGTTGTCCTCAACATCACCGACCCGACCGCGATTGCCTACGAAACAGCAGTCGGCGGGGCAGGGACTCCTAACTACACCGGCTCAGACGCCTTGTTCATGTCGGGCGGATACCTCGTCAACGTCGGGGCGGGATCGGATGCCGCGAAGTATTCCGTCTCGTACTGGGATATCTCTGCCCCCGATCTGCCTGTGCTTGAAACAGTCAGCTATGCCTTTACGGGCGACCTCGATGCGGCAGACGAGACAGGCGGGATCATCATCGGCGTTGACGTAGACAACTCTAAGGTGCGAGTAGTCGATCCACAGATTGCCGCCGATTGGGAGTTCCAAGTGCGATTCTACGATACAAGCGAAACGCTCATTGAATCCATCACCGTCTACGACGGAAACGCCGATCTACCCTACACGGGAGAAAGCTGGACGGCGTTCTCTCAAGTAATTCCCGAAGCCGACATCCCGAACGCGACGAAGAAAGTCGAGTTCGTCTGCTACTGCAACGAGTCCACTGGCTATGTCTATGTGGACAGCCTAGAAGCCAAGTTCGAGTCCTAGTTCCCTGGTAGGTGGGTGCATGACCATCCCTTTCGAGAATCCATTTAGGATCAGTGACTTCCGCTTCACGGAGGCGAACAAGCTCCAGATCAAGTCGGATCACATCCGGGTTGATGGTGGGCGAGTTTACCGCGTGGAGACGGAGGCCGCTGCTTCGTCGGATAACGTGTCGTATATCTATGGCGGGCAAGATGGGATGGTCGTCTGCCTTGTGGCGTATGACGACACTCACACCGTAGTCCTCAAGCATGATGATACAGCGGGTGCGGGCAAGATCGTCACCCCGACGGCGACGGACTACTCACTAGACGACAACAACAAGCTCGTCTGGTTGATCTACCTATCATTTGACAACCATTGGCACATGCTCGCAGCACCATCCTCGGGCGGAACGAGCCATACGCTAGACAGCGCAACCCACACAGACGTTGGCTCAATCACTGAGGCGCAGGGCCAGCTCTTCTACTACAACGGCTCTAACTGGACGGCGCTCGATCCTGGGACAAACGGATACTTCCTTCAGACACAAGGGGCTGGGGCGAATCCGACGTGGGCAGTCGCTTCGGGCGGGTCGACGGGGCCAACAGGGCCAACGGGCACAACTGGCTCCGGAACTACCGGAACAACCGGCCCAACAGGGAATACGGGACCAACTGGTCATACTGGGCCTACGGGCGCGGGGACGACTGGCCCGACTGGAGAGACTGGGCCTACGGGTCCGACCGGGCACACGGGAACAACCGGGGCTGGAACTACGGGCGTTACCGGGCCAACGGGAGTAACTGGGCCAACTGGGATCACTGGTCCTACCGGCCCAGCCGGTCCCGCTGGCGCACCCGCTTCTGATTCTGGCTATCTGGCAACCGGATTCTCCTCTCAGACATCCGTTGTCGTGGCGCACAGTTTTGGCAAGCGCCCTGTAGTGGATGTAATCGACGGCTCGGGAAATGGAGTTGACTTTGCCGTCGTCCATGATTCTACCGATCAATTTACCGTCACCTTCAACGAGGCGCTAAGTGGAACGATCCTGTGTTCGGCTGGCGGATTGGGGACGACTGGACCGACGGGTGCCGGGACGACAGGGACCACTGGCGTTACTGGCACGACTGGAGTTACTGGAGTTACCGGAGTTACGGGCCAAACTGGGCCAACTGGACAGACGGGCCAGACTGGTCAAACTGGGCCTACCGGGACAACGGGTACGACCGGCAGTACCGGCGCAACGGGATCTCGTGGCCCTACAGGCCCAACCGGGTCAGTCGGCTCCACCTCCCTCAACCGCGACGTGGTAACGGCCACCGTCAGCGGAACGACATCTGAAACAACGGTCTACACCTACACCGTGCCTGGCGGGACGCTCAGCACGAACAAGATGATTCGGCTGACGGCCATGGGCAAGATGCAGGGTTCTGTATCACAGACTGTAACAGTAAGAATAAAGTACGGGACGACAACCATTGGCTCGTATGATATCTCTGCCACTAGCACTACATATGGTTTTCTCATCAATGCGTCTATCTCCGCGCGAAATGCAACCAACTCGCAACAATCTGTAACAGAGATAAACATGAACATAACCTTTGGATCGGCCATGAGGGAGGGGATGATAGTTGGAGCCGTCAAAGACATTTCCGAGGATTCCGCGACGGATAGAGATCTCGCAATTACTTTCCAGCCATCGAGCACAACAGTTACGGCCTATATGAACATCGTCCAAGTGGAACTCATCTAGGAGTGGGGATTGAACGTTCTGATTCTTGCGCGGGGGGATTGGAGTGGGGCCGGTAACGCAAGGTGCCGGGCGATCAACGAGAACACAGAACACCATGCGCGACAAGTGGCCATGGATCAATACTGGACGCAGTATCCAGTTGACGTTGTCGCGCCGAATGTAGAGCAACTGAGGGAGTTGCTTGACTGGGCCGATGTCTGGGACATCCATGACGATGCAGATAGCCTGATCCCGGAGAATGTCACGCGCAAGCCGATCATTTACACCTACCACGGCACTTGGTATCGACAAAACCATCAGGCCGTGAATGAAAAGCATTCAGGCCACGTTCAAACGTGTCTCACGCAGGATTTGTCACTCTTCGGCCCGATTTGGAATGGGCGGGCGCAGGAAGACTTATCGGAAGGATATTGCCCTGAAGGGTTCATCGTCTGCCACGCCCCTACCAAGAGGCTACAGAAGGGCACACAATCAATCGTAGACGCCCTGCAATCGGTTGCGGGGGTCACTCTCGACATAGTAGAGGGAACCCCGTATCAAGAATGCCTGAAGCGCAAGGCGAAGGCCAGTGTCTACATTGACCAAGTTGGCGACCTAGCGATTGGGTACGGGACGAACTCCCTTGAGGCATGGGCGCTTGGTATGCCGGTTATCTCCTATGCCCCGCCCGAGATTGAGGCCGAGATTGTCAAGGCGGTCGGCTATCTGCCATACTACAGGGCAAACACGAAAGAGGAGATCCGTGCCGCCGTCGAACTCTTCCGCGACCATCCAGAAGAGAGACAGAAGTGGGCGGAGATTGGGCGCAAGTACCTTGCAAAGCATCACGCGCCCAAGGTAGTAGCGGAAAAGTTCATCGAACTGTGCAATGCGGCAGTTGAATTGCACAATAACATGGAAAGGCAAACCGGGCGCGTCTCAGTCTGCATGATTGTCCGCAACGAGGAAGCTCTTCTCCCCTGGGCAATCAACAGTACGGCGGGCCTAGCCGACGAGGTCGTGATCCTCGATACGGGATCGGAAGACAACTCCGTCCAGGTGGCTGAGTCACTTGGCGCGAGAGTGATTCTTGGCGGCGACCGAATGAACAAGGGTGGCTCGCGCAATCAGGTAGCGTCTGAGGCAACGGGAGACTGGATCGTTGTCCTCGATGCAGACGAGAGGATTGCCTGGCCCGAGGGGTTACGGAAGCATCTCTTGTCCTCTACTGCCGATGCCGTTTCAATACGTATCACGAATGTAGACGCAAGCGGAAACGGGACGATGGCATGGGACCAAGTCCGCGCCTATCGAAAGGGCAAGTGCGAGTATCGCTATCGGGCGCATGAACTTCCGATTGTCACTGGGACGACCGAGTTCACTAACTTTGTCTTCGAGCATCGTCAACCGAAAGAGCGGAACTCTTGGAAGTTACAGTACACGCTCGACCGCCTCATCCTCGACGTGCAAGAGACTGGATCGGCGCGACAGGTTTTCTATCTCGGCAGGCAGTACCGCTATCTCAATCGTGTTGACGAGGCCATCGACACACTCAAGAAGTACATGGAGGCATCTCCGCGCGGTTGGGATGCCGCCGATGCCTGCTTCGAGTTGGCTGTCTGTTACAAGTCGAAGGGGATCATTCACGAATACGAGAGTTGGATCTATCGTGCCTGCTCTTGCCGCCCCAACAACCGTTTCTGGTGGTACACGCTGGCTGAATCCTACTTCTCTCGCGGGGCATTTGACCTTGCCGCTGGCTGCCTCCACTTTGCCCTAGAGATCAAGAAAGAGGCGGGCTACTCGCAGACAGATATGTCGAAGGTGTACGAGCTTCTTTCCCGTTGTCTGTGGAAGCAACAGAGATACGAAGAGGGGCGCGTGTATTCGGGAGAGGCGCTAAAGCTCAATCCAACCGACCCACACTATCAAAACAACTATCGCTTCTTTGAGGAAAAGGTTACTCACAAGTAACGCAGGGAGCAACGCATGTCCATTAGAGATGTCTATACCGACCTACGGCTGAAGGGGCAGCTCATCTTTGATGCCCCTTCGGAGCTGACCATTTCCTCTGGCGCAATCACCATTACCCAGGTCTACCATACCGTTGATACGCAGGGCGATGATCCGACTGACGATTTGGCGACGATCAACGGCGGAACGACTGGGAGCATGTTGTACATCGCTGCGGCTGACGGGGCGCGTACAGTCGTTATCAAGCACGGCGCGGGGAACATTGTCACGGCGGATGGCTCAGACTACTCGTTGGATGATGCAAACAAGGTTGTGTCGCTTGTTCGTGATGCGACGAACTGGCACCTCGCGGGATCGGCGGGTGGGAGCGGAAGCGGCTCGACGGGACCGACCGGAACCACTGGGACAACTGGCCCAACCGGGACCACTGGCGTAACCGGGCAGACTGGCGTTACTGGCCATACCGGGACTACAGGAGTTACTGGGCAAACTGGCCCTACCGGACAAACCGGGCCTACCGGGCAAACTGGACCTACTGGTCATACCGGCCCTACGGGTACGGGCGTTCCTGGGCAGACTGGCACAACGGGCAAAACCGGGGCGACTGGGCGCACTGGTCCAACGGGCACTACCGGGGCGGGAACTACCGGCCCTACTGGCAGCACGGGAACTACCGGAGCAACGGGCCACACTGGGCCTACTGGAACGACGGGCGTTGGATCTGCTGGCCCGACGGGAAAGACTGGCACTACCGGGCCGACTGGGATCACCGGACCAACAGGACTCACTGGACAGACCGGGCAAACTGGAATCACCGGAATTACTGGACAAACTGGACCCACTGGGCAAACTGGTCAAACGGGGATTACCGGTCCTACTGGGCTAACGGGAGAGACTGGATCTACAGGGGCGACCGGCCGAACTGGACCAACTGGCAAGACAGGGGCAACTGGGACTACTGGGCAAACAGGCCAAACTGGGCAGACAGGGCAGACTGGACAGACGGGACAAACTGGTCAAACAGGAGCGACGGGACCAACTGGGCCAGATACATTCATTGAGCTAACCGATACCCCGACTGGCTATAGCGGAGCCAGCGGATACTACTTGCGCGTCAATGCCGGGGAGACGGGCGTCTACTTCTCCCCAACTGGCGGCGGAGGCGGAGAGGGGGTAACTGGGCAGACAGGACCGACGGGGCAGACCGGGCAAACAGGCCAGACGGGACAGACAGGGCAGACGGGGCCGACCGGGCAAACCGGCCAAACTGGGCAGACGGGACAAACCGGGAAGACAGGGCAGACAGGCCAGACTGGGCAAACGGGGCAGACAGGGCCAACTGGGCATACCGGCCCTACCGGGATATCTGACATTTCTCTCGATACGACCCCGCAACTTGGCGGCAATCTCGATGTAAACGGGAAGATCATCTACTTCGAGGAGTATGGACCGACTGGAGCGTTCTCCGGCGACCACTCCTACACTGGTCTAGCCGTGGTCGGGAATGTTGGCGAAACAGTAGCCTTCGGCCAACTTGTCTATTACGACTCCAGCGAGACAGAGTACAAACTGGCGAAGGCGAACGCCGTCGGAACTATGCCCGCCGTAGGGATCGCGCTGGAATCCAAAAACAATGGCGAGGCGTGCAAGATCCTTCTGTTTGGGTATATTCGAGACGACTCATGGGCGTTCGTGATTGATGATACCGCCAAGGTCGCGTATGTCAGCGGAGCGACTGGGGGGCTTGCCGTTACTACTCCAGTGGCGACCTCTGGATACTACTCTCAAGCCGTTGCATCGACGCTCTCTGCCGACACGATGCTGCTAAACCCATCTCCGGCGATGGCGAAGGTGGCATAATGGCCTGGTATGGTTCGGGAGCAGATAAGTGGAAGTACCGCAAAAAAATCACGGTGGATCACACGAAGATCGGGGCGGATGTTGCCAACTTTATGACGATCGTCAAAATCACGACCTCCGAATGGCCCGATCTTGCCCAGGCCCAACACAACGGCGGAGACATCCTGTTCACTTCCTCAGACGGAACAACGAAGTTGGTCCATCGCCGCGCCTACTTTGACGGGACAACGCTAATCGCGCGCGTACAGGTAACTCACGATGTAGACGCAGACCAGAACGTCTATATTTACTGTGGATGTGCTACGTGTGTGGACCAAGAAGGTGTAAGCCCATACGATGCGAACACAGTTTGCGCACAGACGATGGACAATGCGTGGATTCCGTATGCCAGCAATCCCGTTCTCCCCTGTGACGCAGGCGAGGGTAAATGCTGGGGGAGCGTGTGGAAAGAAGGATCGACCTATCACTTCTACTACACCTATGTATCTAACTCTGGTGCGACCAATCGAATCCATCATGCGACTAGCGCAGATGGGAAGTCGTGGGGCAATGGCGAGGAGGTTCTGCCAGTCGGGTCAGCAGGGGCGTGGGACGATTACAACGTATGGCTCCCGTGTGTGTGGAAGGAAGGGAGTACCTGGTACATGATCTATGCCGGAACAGATGATGCCTCCGGTACGCACAAAGCGGCAGGACTCGCAACAAGTGACGACGGAGTAACCTGGACGAAGTACGGAAGTAATCCGGTACTGCAAGGGACGGCGGGGCAATGGGATGCGAACTTTGTTGAGCCGTCACAGGTTATCAAAATTGGGAGCACGTATTACTTGTGGTACTCTACGCTTGGGCCGTCTCCGCGCAACGTTGGACTTGCCACTTCGACAGACCTGATGACGTGGTCCAAGGATGCCAACAACCCGATCTTTACTGGTGATAACTACTATTGCCCGTGTGTGTTCAAGGTCGGGTCGACCTACTACATGCACATCACACACGATGATGGGAACGTTGGCGACCATGGGTACTTGGAGATGTTCAGCGATGCTGCCGGGACGTTTCTCTCCGCAAACAGAACATTCCTCGGGGTAATCCGGCCAACCGGGAAGAGTCCGGCGACAAGCTGCCGCATCGACACACCATTCGTGCTGACAGACACGATCTCGCGCGACACGTACACGGCATCGAATGGCGAGTATTGGTGCTACTTCAACTTCTACCAAGGAACTGGGGCGACGGGTGAAGGAGAGACCTGGTTGCTTGTTGCCAGAAATACGCCACAAGCTCTACGGGGCGTGTGGCGTGACGAGAAGGGAACTCACCATGTTGTCTCAGGGAATGGTACCGGAGCGAATCGCCCAGTGTTCACAGATTCAGCTAAAGTGTCAGAGGGGATTGATCTACAGTCCAGTACTGGCGACTTCATCTCCATGCCGGATAGTAATGACTTCTCCTTCGGTAACGGGACTACAGATTCCGCTTTCTCCATCAGCGTTATCGTGAAGTTTGATGCTCTAGCAGCGACAACCTACTACGGCATCGTAGGAAAGTACGGAGCGACTGGCGGGTACGAGTGGTTACTGCATATCTATAACAAACGCCTTGTCATGCGGTGCTATGATGAGAGTCTAGGATCGTGTTACATCGGACGCACCTATGCCGCCGACCTTGCGACTGGAACATGGTATCACATCGTGGCAACGTATTCGGGAAGTTCGTTGTCCTCGGGAGTGAAGCTGTATCTGGATGGCACCCAGGTTGACAATGCTGATTCTAAAAGCGGGTCGTATGTAGCGATGGAGGCCGGTGCGGCGGATGTCGAGATCGGTTCCTTCGCAGGCGGTGCTTACAACCTCGATGGGATCATAGACGAGGTAGAGATCCACAACGTTGAACGAGCATCGACCTGGGTCACGACTTCCTACAACTCGAAGATGAAACCGCTTGTCGGAGAGGCAGGCGGTTTGTGGGGTAACAGTACAGCCGAACGATGGTTTTTCTTCAACGGCGTGGAGGCTCCTGCGGCCATCCTCGGTATTCCTAGTGCGAACATCGCATCCGTGAACGGGGTTGGGGTGTAGTTGGCGAAATGGCGGCGGTTGGAGCAATCCGCCGCCGCTCCTCGTATCAGACTTGACATTCCCAACATCAGCAAGTATAATAACAGGCGGAATCGAATGCTGATTCCATGAGATTGATGTCGCATTACGCATCATGCGTTACGCGGCGCGCGAAAACGGGCGCAAGGAACCGCTTCTTGCCCTGTTTCTGTTTTGAGGAGGCTGTATGAAAAGGCTACTCCTCGTGTTCCTTGTCCTGGCGCTTGCCGGGCTCTTTGGTTGCGAGACCTTCTTCACTGGGCCGGTGACTCCGCTTCAGGTGAAGTTGTATGTGAATGGGCAACTGTGGACGGGGGGAGAGAAGGTTGAGTCTCGCCCTGACTATAGCGAGGGCGCCATCATGGTGACGATTGAAGCCATGGGCGGCGACCCTAATGCCAAGTACCGTTGTGAGTATATGGATGGGACCACGTCTCGTGAGGCATGGTTCAAGGTGAGCGAGCCGCCGAGCTTTGTCTCGATCAAGGTCAATGTAGACCAGACAGTCACTATCCGATCGGGGCGGGCTGTTCCTGTTTCGTATGAGTTCACGATCATCAACAATGCCCCTATCGTCCTGTCTCCTTGGATGTCTAGCGTGAAGCCAGAGATGGGCGCTCACCTTCGGGTGATTGCTGAATACAGCCAGTGGGGTACGTGCCCGACCATTGAAGATCCAACCTTTACCGGAGTCTATGACGCCGACTATGAGTATGGTGACACGCTCACGTATCGGCTAAGGATCACGGGGCCGAAGAAGGCTTCAATGGAAGACTTCATTCAGTACCGTCTCTACAACGATCTTCCGGGCACGAACGAGTACGTGATCCTAAGCGATGAATGGCTGCCCATTGGAACCCAGACGCACTTCTGGGTCGGGTATGACGGAGTGCCGCCCGGAATTGGGGCGCTTGGTTGTTACCCAGACCCAGACGAGCCATTCGACCAGGATAACCCGTGGCCGTCTGGTAAGAACTTGTGCGTCGAGATCTGGGCAAAGGACTCAATGGGAGAAACTACATACGGGAAGTTCTACTGGGAAATCTGGGTGGGCGGGTGCCCGTAAGGAGGAGGTGGAGAACATGAAGGTCATTGGCTCGATCATCAACATCGTCATTGCCGCCGGTCTTGGGTATCTCAAGATTCGTAAGGCCGTGAAGGGCAATGGAACGGTTGAGGAGAAGAAGGCGGCAGTAATTGTGGCGCTACAGAACGTCCTTGATAAGCTGCAAGCCTTTGCGAAGAGCACAGACGCAACGTGGGACGATTCTCTCGTTGAGGTCTTTGCCGACCAGCTTGAAGGGCTCGCGGATCTACTCGTGAGCGAACTAGGAAAGTAGGAGGTACGAATATGAAGAAGGCGATTGTTCTTAGTCTGCTCGTGATGTGTATCGCGAGCGCGGTTGCTTGGGCTGGCCCCACGGTGACTCTGGAGAGCCTGTGGTATGGCGACGACTGGCAGATGGTCTGGGGCGCGGGCATTAGCTACATCTCGGAACAGAACTGGGGCGCGTTTGGCGAGTTCAAGTTCGTTGGCATTGATTATGCCAATGGCGACGACTGGCACTTTGCGCTTATCGGAATCCCCGATGTCCAGTTGACCTACGACATCCCGCTGTACACGGTCAGCGGGCAAGATGTTCTAATCGTCCGCCCCGGACTCGGTGTGATCCTGCCGTTCCAGATCGGTTCGGCAGACGAAGTGTTTGCTTGCGCGATCACCGATCCTGGACTTGCTGCCAGCATAGCGTTAGTGATTCCCTACGACATCACGATCCGTGGAGAGGCGTTCTTCAACTCTGCGGGAGTGAGTTGGGGGCTTGGGCTGACGGTAGACTGGTTCGGTCTCTCGGAACTCTTCCGAGGGCCGACGCCGGTTGCTGGCTAGGCGCACTTGATGGAGGCCCCGGCAACGGGGCCTCTTCCATCTTCGGAATCGGAGGGGGATCTGAAGACAAGTGGCACTACGATCAAGCTAATCCGCGACATCATTGACATTGCCGTAATTGATGAGCCGTCGAACCTAGAGGAAATCTACCTTGTCCCAATGGAGACGCACAACGGAGCGGAGGAGTTCAACGAGGTATTGTTTGACGAGTGGATTGCCTGGGTGCTAGAGACTCCCCAGGCGCGCTTGTTGTTCCCTGGCGACCTTCTAGAATGCACCACGAGGTCGTCTATCGGCGACATCTTCCACCAGAGGATGAGCCCGAAGGAACAGAGAGACGACATGGTTGAACGCCTCAAGCCAGTCCGTGACAGAATCTATGGCATTTCCAGCGGCAATCACGAGTGGCGGGTAACGAAAGAGACGGACTTCGATCCAGCCGAGGACATTGCCCGTGAACTAGATGTGCCATTCTTCCGTAGCGCACAGGGCATTATCAAGGTGCGGGTTGGGGAAAAGCGGAATGACAAGCCGGTGGCATACGTCATTCACTTTGGCCACGGTGGCTCGAATGCAGGGACGAATGGCGGGCGGCTCAATGCTGCCGAGAAGATGGCCGAGGTTGTTGAAAACTCTGACGTGGTGATTTACGGTCACACGCACGGCAAGGCCGCATCCGAGCAACAGAGATTCGTCTTCGATGTCTACAACAACCAGATCCGTGAAGAGAAGCGGTACGTTGTTCTGGCTGGCTCGCTCTTGGGCTATGCTGGGTACGTCAAGCGTAAGTCCAAGCGCCCGCTTCCCGTTGGCTGTCCGCGCATTAGGCTGGATGGCAGGAAGAAGGATGTCCACGTAACAATCTAGGAGGGGAAAATGGCGTGGAACATAATCCGTCAGGACATTGTGTGGTCAGACGATATGGGATGTCTTCCCGGGATGGTGAATCTGTACCCAAACAGAAAAGTCCGCGTCACGATCGAGGAAGAGGTCAATAAGTGCTGCGAGAAGTGGCGGAGAGACACATTCAAAACGACCAATGGCGATAGGTGGCTACGGAGTTCATTCTGCGATCCAGTTGGACCGATCAACTGCTGCCCCGAGTGCGGAAAGAAACTCTAGGAGGCTTGATGCCTCGCAAGAAATACGAGGTGCTTGACCTAGACTATAACGTACTCCGCTCCCGTGATTGGGTGGCTACTGACTCTAGCAGTGGAGAGTTCCTAGTGATCCCGCTGAAAGAGAAGCGAGACAGGATCGCGGCGGTCAGTGTAGAGGGCGGGGTAATCAGGATCTTCGTGGAGGTGGATGATGACATGCGTGATCGGGCTTCTCTGCGGGGATCGAGTCATCTTCGGGGCGGATAGCGCGGGGACAAGACCAGAGGCGCTAGAGCAGTTCCGATTCAAGACGAGCAAGTCGTTTCAGAACGGCCCTTATGTCTTTGGCTGCGCTGGATCATTCCGCCTCATGCAGATTGTCCAACACTGTTTCGAGCCGCCCGAACCGGATTGGGACAGTCTCGAAAAGTTCATGGCGCGAGATTTTTCTGCCTCTCTCCGCGAGTGCCTGAAGG